CTTGAGTCAATCTCTTCAAACCTGATCTCCCTGCCCCACACCTTCTTGGAGAAGGCATCCAGATGCTTCTTGACTGTGTTGTACTTCTGCACTGTTCTGTGACCAATAGGAAGTCCAAGTTGATTGGTCCTTTGCCCATCTGCAGTCTCCTTGATGAACTCCTTCACCCACTGGTTGAAGGTCAATGTTGCCTCAGACACTCCTTCCTTCCCATCCTTGTGTCTCTTGATTGCATCCTTGAATGTCAATGGAGTGATCTCCAGATCCTGAACCATCATCAGTGCATGGACCTTCTTGATGTTGTTGATCTCCTCATCAAGTTCACCCTGAAGAACCACAAGTCTGTTGTTGAGTGGTTTGATCTTCTTGTTTTTTTTGTCCCATGCATTTGTGGGTGTGTTGACTCCAGATGAGATCTTGATTCTTGTCCCATCAATTGTCATTCTGAGTTGAATGATTGACTGGACTCTGTCAGGGAAGGTGAGGAATGGTGTGATCTTCATTTTTTCTGTGGGCCATTTTGTGGGCCATTTTTGCGTGTTTATATAACCGCCAAAGATACACAGTTTTCTTCCATGTCCCAAATGCTCTCACGTTATCCACAGTCATAGCAGGGCATTCAGGGCATAAAGCATAAAAAAACCCCAGAAACACTGAGGTCTCTGGGGAGTCATAAAGTAGCCCGTAGGGGATTTGAACCCCATATCTGAACACCCTGAATCCATTGACAACTCACAGATTGTTGACACTGTGTGGGCCAATATGTGGGCCAATCATCAGATTGTGTGGGCCATTATTGATCTGGAGGGGTTCGAGTCCTGATGGGAATCACACCCCTGCAAAGATACAACTTGACAGTGTCAACCTCTCCTGATCCTTCATTGGAGAGTTTTGTCCTCAATGGATGACAGATCAAAGAAGAGACTCAAAGACACCAAAGTTGGCAAGTGGTTGAGGGAGACCTCACCCAAGGTCCTTGACCTTGTTGGTCACTTACTTCCTGACAAGGGAGTTCTTGGAGTTGTCAAGAACATGGTTGACAAAGATCCTGAGATCACACATGATCAGAAGATGGATCTGGAGAGACTCATGGAGCAGGAGAAGACCAAGAGATGGGAGTCAGACAACCAATCAGATTCATGGTTGGCCAAACACACAAGACCACTCATTGTCTTGTCACTGGTTGGTGTCCTCTTCATCTTCATCATTCTGGACTCACTGGACATTGCATTTGATGTCAGGGAGTCTTGGGTGTCACTTTATGAGGTCCTGATCTTGACTGCAGTTGGAGGATACTTCACACTCAGATCTGTCTTTGATAAACGAAACAACAGACCATGAGTCCAAGACCTCTCTCAGTTGCATGGGCCTATGTGCAGGATCTCCTTCACAAGCACCCCAACACACCATCATTGACACTGGCAAAGAAAGTCCTCAAGGACAATCCTTCTCTCTTCACTTCAGTGGAGTCTGCAAGGACTGCAATCAGATACTTCAGAGGAGCAGTTGGGAAGAAGGCAAGGAAGAATGCAGATCCAAAATTGTCCAGACCATTCAATGAATCAATGTTCAATCCCTTTGGAATCCCTGAGACTGATGAGGTTGAATATCTTCCATTTGTATTGCCAGAGGAATGTTCAAGGATCTTGTTCCTCTCAGACATTCACATCCCCTATCACAACATCTCTGCACTGACATGTGCATTGGAGTTTGGAATTGAGAGGGATGCAAACACTATATATCTGGGAGGAGACTTCCTTGACTTCTATTCTCTGTCATCATTTGAGAGAGATCCAAGGAGAAGGAGATTCTCTGAGGAGTTGGAGACTGGAAGAGAAGTCCTCCAGATCATCAGGAGAGAGTTCCCAGATGCAAAGATCTTCTATCTCATTGGCAACCATGAGGAGAGATATGAGAGATACATGAGGATCAAGGCACCTGAGTTGTTGGATGTGGAGGAGTTCAGGATTGACAAACTTTTGAAGTTTGATGAACTGGACATTGAGTTGATCAGTGGCAAGAGAGTCACAAAGGCAGGGAAGTTGAACATTGTGCACGGTCATGAATTTGGCAGAGGAGGTGCATCATCTTCAGTCAATCCTGCAAGAGGTCTCTTCAATAGGGCAAAGACATCCACCATCTGTGGACACCATCATCAAACATCAGAACACAATGAGAGGGATCTCAATGGGGACATGATCACCACTTGGTCATCAGGTTGTCTCTGTGAACTCTCTCCAGACTACATGCCAATAAACAGATGGAATCATGGCATGGCATTCATTCAAATAGACCATCAATCTGGTTGGTTCAAAGTAGAGAACAGACGGATCATAGATGGTGAACTAATCTAAAAACAAACACACAAACATGGAATCATTTTTCATTCAAAACTGGGGTGAACTCCTCATTGGTATTCTTGCATTTGCAAAGGTTGTGGTGAACATCACACCAACAGAAACGGACAACAAGATCTTTGGTTGGTTGGACAGTCTGATCAACATGATCATCTCAGACAGACGGTCAAAAAAATAGTGCTCAACTTCAGGTGTCCCACATGTGATCTGGAAAGATCAGAGAACAAGGTGACAACCAAATATGTGGAAGGACATGGGATCTGCAATGCAGTATTCTGTGAAGAGTGTGAGGATCTGATGGTGTTGACCAATCCAAAGGAAGGTGCACCTCAACACAAGGACACAACCCACTGGTGACTCATTCCCATTTGGTCATGCCATTAGGTGAGTTCATTCACTTTTCTCTCATTGGTGATCAGTTGATCAGGTAGTCCTCAAGGATCTGAACTGCATGATCATATCCCTTTGCAATGGTTGCCTTGAATCCTCTCTCTGAGAGGTCCTCCTTCCATTGTTTCTGATGTTTGGACACCACACCTCCCTTCTCCCTCTTCATCTCAATAGAGAGTCCGTGATGGACTCCTCTTGGTTCATAGATGAACACATCAGGGAATCCTCTTTTGTATCCAGTTGCTTTGATCCTTTTGGCTTCAGAGATTGATGTCCTTGCCCCTCCTGCAGATGCACACCAGAGAATGTCTGGATGTTTGTCATCAATGTATTGAGTGAAGTTCTTTTGAATTTCAAACTCACTCCCAATGCCATGTCTATTCTTGGCAGATCTTCTCTTCCTCAATCCCTTTGTGTGAAGGTTGATCCCCATTTGTCCACCACATCAAATGATGGACATGCCTTGTTGCTGAACTCATTGTGACCATAGATGGACACTGGTCCAAAGATGTCTCTGAGTTTGTCCACCAATTCAAAGAATGCACACTCCTGCAGATCAGTCATGGTGTCTGAAGGAGATCCATCTTCAATCCCTCCCACATAGCAGATCCCAATGGTCTGATTGTGACCTCTTGTGTGGGCACCTTGTTTCCAGATCGGTCTTCCCCTCTCCACTGTTCCACATCCATCATTCAGGATGACAAAGTGGTATCCAATATCTGACCAATTTCTTGGTGGTGAGGTGTGCCACTTTCGGATTGTCTCTGTTGAGATGTCCTGACCTTTGTTTGTAGCACTGCAATGGAGAATGATCTGATTGAATTTCATGGGAGGAGTTGTTTCAACCAGAGACCAACTGCAAGAATGAATGCCCCAATCCCACTCCACCACTTCTTCTCCAGACCATTGATCTTCTCATCATGTTGTGCAACCATGCCAGTGACATGATCCATCTTCTCCTCCAATCTTGCAAGGCATGTGATGATTTGATCTTGTTTGTCCATGTTGTGGTGAATATCAGTTGAGGAGTTGTTTGATCTGATTGACGTTGTCAAGTTCTTAGTTGGTCCAATCGTGTGTGATGTTTCCTGATCCAGTTCCAACATCTTGCAGAGTTGTCAGAGTTGTCTCCTCTCCACTGAAGGCACCAGTGTTTGACACCATGATCTTCAGATCACATGGGGCAGTTGTATTGGATGCATCAATGATGATCCTTGCAGACTCAATTGCCTTTGCACTGAAGAATTGAATCTGACACCAGTTGTCGTCTTGTTGTGACCTACCAATTCCAGATGTTGACCATCCAGTTGAGGTTGATCCATCAAAGGCAGTCCATCCTGCAGTCCCTTGAGTTGATGCATATCCATGAGATATGACAAAGTCTGACAGTCCTGAACTGTTTCCAGTGCCACTGGTTGCATTTGTAGTTGGGTTGTCTGTCCCTCCTCTGTTTGCTTCAGTGTATAAGGCAACCTCCATCACCTTGATTGGCTTGGAGATATTGTTGCCACTTGTAGTGTCAACCACTTGCATCCTCATGTACTCCCATGTTGAAGTTTGTGCAGGTGCAGTGAGATTGTCTGTCCATGCACTACTCTCAGACTTCCCTGCAGAGACTGCAGTGATTGAGAGAGTGTGTGTGTTGGTGTTTGATGGATGTGTGAAGGTGACAACTGCACCATTCTGTGTGAAGGATGTCCCAGACAGAACTGTTGATCCATTGGATGTCAACTTCAAGACTGGAATGTATGTGGTCACTCCATCATAGTTGGTTGCAGTCCATGTGACTGTTGATCCTTGAGTTGGTGTGTCATCATCCACTGCCCCAGTTGGGGTTGTGGTTTGTGAGGTTCCTGCAGGAGGATCAATGAATGTGAATGATCCAGATCCATTTGTGCTCAATACCTGACCAGAGGTGCCATCTGCCAATTGTGAGAGAACTCCATTTGATCCCAAGACCATCAACTTTGATCCACTTGCAGGATGTGATGTCAATGATGATCCAACAAAGGTCTTCAAGGCAAGAGTGTCTGTCCCATTTGTGTCTGCCCTTGCACGGTCAATATCACTCTGATGTTCATCTGATCCTGCACCAATAGGTGCAGAGATTCCTGCAATAGGTGCAACACCTCCAAAAGTTCCTTGAGGTCCCTTTGGTACTTTGTCTTCATCTTCACTGAAGGACAATCTCTCTCTTCCAATCAACCATGCATCCACATTGTATCTGCAATCTCCTCCAATGTGGTTGAGTCTTAATGGGGCAAGATATTCCTCCACATCTGCAGAAGTTGAACAGTTGTGATGGATCACTGAGAGGATGTCAATTGGTGCATTGTATTCTGCAGTTGTCTTGACCTGAGGAACTATGTCTCCCCTCTGCACATAGAGTGCCCTTCCCCTTTGATAGAGTTGTTCTCTGAGCATTGAGAACTGAAGATCTGTGTCTGTCTCCAGACCATCAATCTCATCTGTGATGGAGTTCCATTCTGGAGTTGAGTTGATGAAGGGTGTGACAGTAGATCCAAGATATGAAATTGTCTTCACTGCTCCATTTGATCCTGCCCCTCCAGATGCGTAGTTGCTACCAACAGTTGTTGATCCACAATCCAGATATTCAGTGTTCTCAGTCTGTTCCACAAACATGTCCCAACTGGCATCATCTGATGCACTTCCAAGGATCACTCTCAATCCATCAATTCTGTCTTCAGGTGCACTCAGATTGAATGAACCAGTGTCTGATCCAGTGTGGTCATAATCAACAATTGCAACTGAGTCAAGGATGTTGTCAAGTTCTGGGAATGTCTGCTTGACAGTTCCATTCCTTGTCAGGACAATTCTCTCCACTCCAATTGTCACCCCATCATAGGATGAGAGGTTGTCTGGAAGAGGAAGACATGCAAATTCAAAAGCATGTTCAACATCAGTCCATTGTGTGTCATTGACTCGATATTCAAACTCACCATCCTGAGTGGCCCTGATATGAAGTCCCCCAACTCTGCTCCATCCACCACTTGACTCCACCTCTGCAGGAGGAGTTGAAGAGGTCCAAGGAACTATGACATCAAAGAACTTCTCATTGGTTGACCATGAGGGAGTGTCCAAGAAGATTCTGTGAAAGTTGATGTTTGGATCTGTGAGGTCTCCATTGAATCCAGTTGGCATGTCAATGTGTGTGACTGCACTGTCCACACTGTACTCACTGCCATAGTAGTATGGAGTCCCTGATGCACTGTTGATCTTGATCTTGAATCTCAACAAGATCCTTGCACCAATCCGATCAGTTCCAAGATCGAATCCGTTCCCAAGAAGTGCAGATCCAAACTCTCTGACCAGATCTGTGGAGTATGTCCCACTCAAGGTGAGGATCTCTCCTTCACTCACAACAAGGTCTTGATTGCCAAATGTCACAACACCACTTCCATTGTTGGGATAGTCAAGATAGAAGTTCCTTGGAGGTCCCAAGACTGATCTTGTTCCTGCATCTTCAAATGTCAAGGTGCACCTCTTGATGGGGAGGAGATAGGAGTTGGACCATCCAATTCCAAGTGCATGATCTGCATCAATGTCATGTCTGAAGTTCACGTCTTGATAGGTTGACGTGTCACCATTGACAATGCCTCCAACAAGTTGTGTCTGTATTGTCTCAGAAGAGACTTGTGACCTGAACCAACTTTGGACTCTCAATGTGTGACTCCAGTTGAGTGCATTGGCAGGGAAGAACCAGAATGAAGATCTTGCCATTGTGATCCTTGCCCCAAATGCATTTGCAATGTTCTCAAGGACATTCTTGCAGGAGTTGAAGTTTGGAGGTTGTTTGATCCTCCTTCCATATTCATCCTCATCAACGTCTCCTCCATCACTAAAGGTCAAAGAATTGACCACTGTCCTCTCAATGACTGAGATGGGGAACGCATCCCCTTCTGATGATGCAAAGGATGAGTATGTCCCAGAAAAATGATCTTTACTGAAACAATCCACCACTTCCCTCATCTGAAAGTCTGAGTTGGACCAGAAGGTTGCAGTTGGGATCTTATTGATGCAACGTGCAAAGACCTCTGCAATGGAGGCATCATCCGTGTAAACTGAACCACTATTCCTGAACTCAACATTGGACAAACGGTTCAGACCACAATTGGCAACCAGTGTGACCATGTATGGTCTGTCTTGTGTCTCATAGACTATTGCCTCATGATTGAGACACCCCACCCAATAGGGAGACCAGTGTGTCCCTCCATTGTCATAGTAGAGTGCAATTCCAAGTCTGGCATCATTGGCACCCTTGATCACTGACTTCAAGTTCTCCATCTGGGAAGTGTTCACAATCCATGTGACCTCACAAGATGAAGGAATGATTGATCCTCCAACATGATCTGTTGGTCCATCCCAACTGAGATTGAATCCATCAGATGTCAGTTCAGTGTCAAGGATTGTGGATGATGAGATCCCAAAACCAGTGTGACCACTGGCAGTGTCTGAGTCAATCAATTCAACTCTCCAGTGTCTGCCTCTGGCATCATAGAACTCTGATTTATATCTGGCCCTCCAATTGCCTGTGCTCGTATTTACTGCTTGTGTTGGCATGTTTTATCTTCCCCTTTGTCTGAGTGCACGTTCTTGAGAGAGGACAATGTCTGCCCCTTGAATCCTTCCAGTCACATTCATGTTCTGGTTCCCTCCTGCAACTTGTCCCAAGAACTCTCCCATCCTCTCAAAGGGGATCACTGCCTCCCTTCCTGATGGATTGTCACCGATCATGGCAAGAGTAGGTCCAAGAGTCATTCCTCCTGAGTGGAATTTGGGGATGGATGCAAACAGTCCTCCAATGACTGCAGTCAGGGCACTTGCCTTCCCCACTCCTGACAGTCCACCAGTGACTGCATTGGCAGGATCTGCAGGACTGAATGCAGATGCAATTGCATTTGAGAGTGCAGTTGACAATGCTCCTGCAATCATGTTCATGAATATCTTCTTGATGGACTCTCCAAAGGACTCACCACTGTTTGTCATTGAGGAGAATCCTGCCTGAACAACTTGTCCCATTGCATCCCCCAACATTGCACCAGTGTCAAAGGCATCATTGACCTCTCCTTGAGTTGTCTTGACTCCTTCCATCTTCTCCCTGAGAAGTTCCATCTGTTCATTCAACATCACAAACTGATCTGTGTTGATGAAGTTGGGATCTGCAAGGATTGAGTCCCTGAGAAGTGTCTCCAGTGAGGTCAGGATATTCTGAGCAGACTGAAGATCATCAATGATCCCAAGACCATTTGACACTTCCAATTCTTTGATGGTGTCCTTGAAGATACTCATTGGAGTTGCAACTCCTTCCACCTCTTCTGCAAAGGTCCCCATCTGTGAGGTCAGATCCTCCAGTGTCTGGGATGAGTTTGCAAAGTCTGCCTCCACAATCTTCTTGATTGCAGACTGGATCACATTGAACTTCTCTGCATCCAGATCCTCTCCAAATAGGACCTCCAACTTCCCAATGTCTGCAAGTTGTTTCTCAAGATCTGCCTTGACTGATGCAAGTGTCTCCTCAACCTTCTCTGTCTTTGTGTTGTCATCAATGACAATCTCAACAGTTGTCTCAATAGCACTCTGGGCCTCTTCAATGTCTTCCTCCAGTCTTCCAATTCTGTTGTTGATCAGATCAACAATTCCAGTGAATTGATCATCAATGTTTAATCCTTGACCAAAGGGATCAAGACTGTTGATGATGTCAAGAATTGCAGGAGACAGATTGACTCCAGATGCCTCTGACATGATTGCCAGATTTGCCCTTCTTGCCTCTTCACTGAATGTCCCAGTTGTTGCATCAAATGCATTGATGATCCCCAATCTTGCAGATGTCAGTGGATCATCTGCCAGTCCAATCTGGAAGTCCATCAACTGTTCCAATGCCTCTGGAGAGAGGTTGGTGAGTTCTGCCTGAAGTGCCCTGAGTTGATCATTGAGAGAAGACACTGTCTGGACTCCTCCCTGATTGAATGCATCCCTGATCAATCCTGATCTTGTTGCAAGTGCCTTGACTGAGGCATTCAGAAGATCATTCTGTGCCTCAAGTGTCTCATTGAATGTGAGTGTCTTTGCATTGGCATTTGAGTTCTCTGAACTCATGATGAAGAGTGCCCCTGCCACTGTTCCAACTGCCACTGCAAGTGCAGTGAATGGATTGGTGAGAAGAGATGCAGTGAAGGTCCTGACTGCAAGAGTTGCCCCTTGGAATCCTTTGATCATTCCTCCAATGGCCATTGATATTGGACCAATTGCAGAGACAAACAGTCCCACACTGACAATTGACTTCTGTGTTGTTGGAGAGAGATTTGAGAAGGATTGTGCCAGTCCTTTGATCTTCTCTGCAACTGACAAGACTGTTGGTGCAAGTGCAGTCCCCAATTCTATTTGTGCCCCCTCAATGGCACTCTTCATGGATGCAATGCCTCCCTTGGCAGAGTCATCCATCTCACTTGCCATGTCTGATGCACTCCCTCCTGCATTGACAAGTTCTTTGTTCAGTGCATTGAGTTGATCAAGGTTGTCTCCAAATAGTGGTTGAAGGATTGCAGATCTTTTGCCAAGAATCTTCATGGCATCTGCATAGTCCATTGAACCATTGATGATGTCTCCAAATGTTGACTTGACATCTACTCCTTGAGATGCCAATTCACTGAATGCCATCTTCAACTTGGTCCCTGCATCTGCTCCAGACAGACCATTGTTTGCAAGAACTCCAAGGAGGGATGTGGTCTCTTCCAGAGAGAATCCAAATTGATTTGCAAGGATTCCTGCATTGGACATTGATCCTGAGAACTTCTCAAGATCAAGACCAGATTTGGAGAATGACTTTGCAAGAACATCTGCCACTCTTCCTGCATCCTCTGCCTCCAGACCAAATTGATTGATTGTCTGTTGGACTGCCTCTGCAGTTGGACCAAGTTCTGTCCCAAACGCTTGTGCAAGTCCAAGGATTGCAGGAGTTGCAGATTCAATGCCTTTGGCACTCACTCCCAACTTCCCCAGTTCCAATTGAAGAGATGCCACTTCTGAGGCACTGAAGACTGTTGAAGATCCCAAATCCTTTGCACTCTTCTGGAGTCTGTCAAAGTCCTGCCCAGTTGCTCCTGAGATTGCTTTGACTTTCTTCATGGCCAGTTCAAAGTCTGAACTGACACGGAATGCAGATGCACCAATTGCAACCAATGGTGCAGTCACTCCAAGAGTCATCCCCCTTCCAATGGATGAGAGTTTGTTTGCAGTTTTGGTCAGGTTACTTTGGGCCTGAGACATCCCCTTGGTGAATCGGGATGAATCAAGTCCAAGAACTACGGAGAGGAGGGATTGACGTGCCATGAGGCAATGGAGTTGATTTGTTCTTCAGTTATTTCATTCTGTTCACTGTTTTCATCTTCATCCTTGTATGGATTGAAGTCTTGGGGTGAATAGGGAGTGGGTTTCCTCTTGGGATCTCTGTTGGCATTGGCAATCAAAGACATGACTGTGGAGGTGTGGTTCCACAAGATCTTGTCCTTGTTGACCAGACTCCTTGAATAGGATGCCAGTTCAAAGAATGTCAAAGACCAGAACTGATCAGGGAGGATTCCCATCTCAAGTCCGTGCCCATATAGATCTGACCAAGTGCGAAGTGACGAGGGAGAGGAGGAGTCATGATCTCCCCTCCCTCTTGTCAGTTTCCCTCCTTACTTCCCCCAGTTGATCCCATTGAGTGTCCCACTGCCTCTGAAAGTTCTTGGAACTTCTCAAGGTCACTGCAAATGATTGCAGACATGTGATCATAGTTGATCTCAGGTCTTGGTTGACCTTTGATGTCTTGGGCATTCATGATGCCCCAGAAGATCACAGTTGGAACAAAGTCAAGTGGATCAGAATTGACAAACTCATCAAGAGCAGACAGTTCCATCTTCTTGTCTTTGCATAGCAATCTGAAACAATTGAGATTCAGGAGAACCTCATGTGTGTCCTTTCCCAATTCAATGGAGATCTGTCCTCTGAGTTCGTTCATATTCTATGTATTAAGCGAAGTTTCCAGTTGTCAATCCTGAGCAGTCAAATGACACAGAGAATGAAGTTGAGTCATTCAATGGTGCAGTCTCCTCAAATGAGGTGATGTATGCAGTGACTTGTGCAAACGGATCTCCAGTGACTCCTGATCCATAGCGGAGTGTCAATTGTGTTTTGTCTTTTGCAGATGCGAACAGATGAGTCCTTCCAACATTGTTGTATGCAGTCAGACCATCAATTGTGATGGACACAGACTGTTGTCCAGGAAGGACAGACCGTGCTCCATCATTGTCCTTGCAGACAGTTTCAATCATTTCATTTGTCAGATTGAGTGAGGCGTTTGTGCCACATGCGATCAGATCGTAGTTTGTATCTCCAGATGCATCTGCATCAAGAATGTAAACTCCAACCAAGTTGCCTTTGACGGTTCCAGTAGTTGCCATTTTTTAAGTTTTTAAGGGGGTTGTTTTTTTACGTTTCACCTTCTTCTTTGGAGGTGAGATCTTCTCCTTCTCTTCATCACACTTCTCACAAGGTTCATCATGCTCCTTGCAGGGGCATTCATGAGTGGGAGGAGGATTGGTGACAGAAGGATGATGAATTGCAAAACCATTTGAGATCAGTTTGTGGACCACTTTTGTGTCTTCAATCAGAACAGTGTGACCAACAATCCATGACTTCCCTTCAACGGGTGCAATAATTTCCAATTTCATGCCTCAAAAATCCACCACTTGAGATGGGATGAGGTTGACAGTGTCAAGTTCCTATGTGTGTGCAGACTGTCCAGTCCTTGTTGTGGTCAGAATGAATGTGGAGACTGTGACAAACGTCTCATCCTCAGGATCAATTCCAACCTCCAGATCTTCAAACCTGATGTCAACATGAAAATGGTTGACAGATCCAACATATTTGTCCAATTCATTCCTCACTGCCATTGCAATGTCATAGGAGTTCTTTGGATTGGTTGAGTATGCACTGATCTGGATTGTGATGAAGTCAATGAATGATGAGTGACTCTTGGTCTCTTGTGGTTCAAAGTTTGTCAGATCCACCACAATGCAGGGGAGTCCAGTTGACTGTCTCCTTTGGATTGCATGGATGTCTGATGATCCACTCAGGAATGACATCACTCCAGTGGATGCCTCCAATATGTCAATGACTTCTCCAATCATGCTTCAACTATTTTCTTGATGTGTTTGCCAATTCTGTTCTCTGCATCCTTGGACTTTGTTTGGAATGATTTGTCAATGAATCCAGATCCTTTGACTCCTCTTCTGGTGATGGACTTGACCTTGATCCTCCCTCCACCTTTGGTGAAGAATGAGAACATCCCACTGCCCTTGGCAGTGTAGGTCCCACCTCTTGATCCCAGTTCTTGGATGTGTGCATATGGTGCACCTCCCTTCCCTCCTTTGGGACCAATGAGAACATTCTCTCCCAGATCCCTTCTCTTCTTCCCTCGTCTTGTCACAATAGACTTCTGGAGTGTTCCAGTCTTCTTTGGTGCAAGTCTCTTCATCTCCTTCTTGATTGGAGGTGCCCCCTTCCTGAGGATCTTCACTGCCTCCTTCCTGCCCAACTTCTCCTCAAGTTTCTTGAGTCTTTGTGACAGTCTCTCTGTTCCTTCAATCTTTACGTCTGCCATCAGGAGTTGTCTCTGACAGTGGTGATCAATCTCAGTGCCTCATTCCTTCCGATCACTTCAATGGAATGAACATCATGCAAGAGGTCACCATATTTGATGACAGTGTCTCTGGTTGTGATCCCACTTTGGTGTCTGATCACAAACTCAATCTTGTCCACTCCAACCTTCTGATCAGAGGATTGTTCTTCCCCTCCTCCTTTGTAGATTATTTGTGCCCAGAATGTCCCAACAAGGGACTTGGACTTCACCTCATGGTTCCATGAGTCAGTTGATCCAGTCCAGTTGTAGATGGCAATTCTTTTGTCCAGTTTCCCAATGTTCATCTGAATGATTTGAGTCTGTATGGTTCCATCAAATACTTGGATGCCATTGGGATCTCATGGTGTTTGAATCTCCCAACATCTTGTCTGTTCTCATATAGATGACCAATGATCAGGAGCATGGCACTCACAAGTGCCTGAGGTCTGTCATCTGTGTCATATCCAGAGATTGTCTGGACAGTCACTGCATTGAGTTGATCCTTGACATCATTGGGGATCTTCATCATCCTCAACCTTGATGGATAGCTTTTGCCATCCAATTGATAGTCTGCAAGTGCTGAGACAGTTGTCCCAGAGTGTGCATTGATATAGGTCAGACCTGAGATTGTCAGATCTGTTCCTCCATGAAGATCCATGAAGTCCATGAAGGTGTCTGAATAGAAGTTCACTCCAGTCCTCTGCATGAAGTCTCCAGTGTACTTCTGCACCACATCTTGAGATGCAGTGATCAAGGATGTGATCAAGGCATCATCACCTGAATGTTCAACTCTCAAGTGTGTTTTAGCAACTGCCAAACTGATGACATTGATTGCATCTGGGAATGTTGTTTGTTCAAGTTTCATGTGATGAGATTGTGAAAAGTGGGGACACCCAAATGATGTCCCCCTTCTCAGTTTAGTTCAACAGTTTAGACTGTTGTTGGGGTTGTTGCAATAGTCATTCCACCCAGAGTCTGGACAGATCCTGAACGTCTCACATTTCCATTTGCATACATGTTTGCAATCAGACGGATTGTCCCCTGATGTGCAAGAGTGTAACTGTCCACAGTCACATCCAGTCCACCAAACTTTGCAATGAATAGATCAGAAGGATCAACAAAGTAAATTGGGCGAATTGAGATGGTGTCATCTGCATCTGTGATCCCTGATGCATAAGCATCTGCAACCACTGTCTTGGCACCAACATTTGTTGATGAGAAGACCTGATACCCAAGGATCTCATTCCCAACATTGGCAATTGCTCCTCCTGCTGACTGAGACACTCCTTTGAGATATGCACTCATTGTTGGATCCATCAACATTGCAAGGTTTGCACCTGCAGGATCATTTGACAAGAATGCACCTTCATGTGCAGTTAGATCTGCATAAGTTGTTGCACTGTATGATGTGCCTGACACCACACTGTGATTGGTGATGTTCCCAACTCCAAACAGATTTGTGTTGATCACATACTTGTCCAACTCGTTTCCAAGTGCAACAGACATGTCACGTGCAATCACCGCATCAAGTGCAGGATCAGACTGGTTCAACATTTGACGTGTGAGATCCATCCGCATTGTGAAACGCTTGGGATCAAGAGTCACAGATCCAAAGTCTCCATCAAGATTGGCAACGTCACCAATCTCTGCAACTTGTGATCCTGCTCCATTTGGTAATGAAGGGAGAACAAGGTTTCCAGATGCTTGGATCACTGTTGCCCCCATACGCTCAAGGACTGAGGTTGCTCGAAGGCCCTCAACCATTCCTGCATGTTCAACACCTCGGACTTTGTTTCCTTGGTTCTGACCATTGGTGTCATCAACAGAATAGGACTCATTTGCACGTTCCTCACCGTTCATCAAGAATGATGGGATGGTGATGTTTCCACGAGCAGATGCCCCAGTTGCATTCAATTCATTTCGGCCTTCTTGGACCATCTCTGCCTCCAGTCCTTCCAGACCTCCCTTGTTGACCAGATCAGAGATTGCTTTGGTCATTGAGAACTTGCCCCTCAATTGAGTTTGCTCCTTCTCTTCAGACTTTGATGATGCAATTCCTGCACCTGCAGTGAACATTGCCTCATTGCTTTTGGCACGTTTGATCTCTGTGTCAAGATCTGCCACTTCAGAGTGGATTGCATCTTGACGTGTGTTCTCCTCTTCTGAGAAGTCACGTTCTTCTGTGGCAACAGAATTGAGGAGAGTTTCCAACTCCTCAACCAATGCACCACGTTCCTCCAATAGTTTGTTGGAATTTTTCATGTTGTTGTTTTGAGTTTTGCGAGTTGGAGCATAGACTGTCCCCACTTCAGACGGTCTCTTGTTTGCTCAGTCTCCTCGACTTGATTTGTATTTGTTGTTTTTGGTAGTGGGGGTGTTGGCAATGATCTTGCAGTCACTTCTGTTGTTTGATAGGCAGGATATGTGACCACGCTCAGATCTATGAGATTGCCAAGTCTGGTGATGTGTCGATGTGGTTTGCCATCCCTCTCTTCCCATTGATCTTCCTCAACCGTGAATGCAAAGGATGCCTGATCCACATCTCCTCTCAAGAGGGATGAGTGCAGGTCTTGTGCATAGGATTGTGGTCCAACTGGGAAGGAGAAGTGAACACCTCTCTCATCAATTTTCATGTCCAATGTCCCCTGACCGTCTTTGGACCGTGCAAGGGGATAGTTCTCATTATGGTTGAATAGCATTCTGACATCATCATTCATCACATTGGTGAATGAATCTGGATCAATACTCTCTGTAAATTTTCCAAGATCAGTGTCCTCATTGAAGACCACTGCATATCCTTCCACTCTCTGCTCATCTTGAGTCTCTGGAGTGTCAGATCTGGATTGGATTGTTGTTTGGATGAATCGTCTTTCCATGTGTTTAGTGTTTAAGTGTTTGACTCCTCCTCCTTCTGAGTGAGTTTGTCTCCATAGGCAGATGCAGAGTCCAATGGGATCTGATTGACTTGGATGAGATGGACATCTCCTGATGGACCAATTCCATTGAGATCCTCCATCTTCCTGACCTCATTCACTGACATGAATCCATGTTGGAGTGCAGATGCATAGAACTCACGTCTGGAGTCCAGATCTCCTCTGAGAAGAGACCTCATGTCAAACTTTGTCTTGTATTGTCCACGCTCCCTCTCTGGGATCAGTTTTCTGTCCAGTTCCATCTCCAACTTCCTTGCCCAAGGAATGAGAGTCTGTTGGGTGAATGCAATCAGGATCTGTTCAACATTGTTGTATGTGGTTGATCCTTCTGCCTGAATGAGAACTGGATTGACATTGAAGATCCTTGCAACCTCCTCCACTTGGAACTTCCTTGTGAGGATGAATTGGGCCTGATCTGGAGGGATCGTTGATCTCTCATATTTGAGACCATGTTCAAGGATTGCAGTCTCATGGGCGTTTGAGATTCCTTGATGTTGGTTCCCCCATGTACTCTTGAGTCTGTGATATTGATCATCTGTGAGTGACTTGTCAGTCATCAGGAATCCTCCAGTGTTCCCTCCAGTTCCAAAGAACCTTGCACCATATTCCATTGATGCAGATGTGATCCCCAGATTCTCCATGTGGAGTCTGATTGGTGACTTCCCTCTGAATGCCTCAAGGATGACCAGATCATCAGGATAGTAGATTGCACCTGACTCTGTGTCTCTGAAGATCTTCTGTCCATCATAGACATCAGACTTGATCACTGATGGATCAAGTGGATGCAGTGCAGATGGTCTTGATGTGATCTCTCCACGCTCAATGAATGAATATGCACAACCATACATGAGTGCATCTGAGATCATCCTCTCAATGAAGGAGAATGAGTTGTCAGTTTCGTTTGGTTCTGAGTTGATCAGAACAAAGGCAGGATGTTCCTTGGCAAGTCTCTTCCCATCCACTGTGTCCTCATATAAGTTGAGAGGAAGGGATGCAAGAGTTGAAGAGATCTTGGAGATTGATGCATAAACTGCAGAGAGTGACAGGGCACCTTCTTCATTCATACTCACTCCAGACTTTGTGGTCCTGCCAAAGATCCCCATGAAGGGAGAAGTGACATTGACAGACCGTTCCTCTTGTTGAGGTTTTTTGTTGTTTCTGTTCCTGAATACCTTCAGGAAGTCCAGTTCAAGGGAGAATCTCATTGGCACGAAATTCACCAACCTATGTCTCAGAGGGGTTGACAGTGTCAAGTTTATAGATCAGACCTTCTCTTGGTGTTCCATCTACTCAAAACAGAGGCAAAGTTCTCATGTCCATTGTATCTGGTCCTCCCAAACAAACTCATGTGATCCTCTTCAACACTCCAGTATGTGTCACCATTGGAGTCATGTTGAGGGAGTCTCTCAAAGTATTCTTCAATGAATCCTTCTCTTGTTGAGATCTTGGGTGCCAGATCAAGGAGTCTGATCAGTTTTTGGGGATTGTTTGGATTGTAGGTCAAAGGGTTCTGATTGTATATGTGTCTGGAATGTTGTTTGAGGTTTGTGTTTGGTCTGTCATCTCTTGGCCAATGGACATGATCAATGAGATGATCCCATCAATCTTGTCTCCTGATTTGTCTTTGTCTGGTTTGATATTGCCTGAAGGATCTGTCTTGAGAACTACGTTCCCAAACATCCATCTGATCACTGGATCACAACCATGTTGGATCTTGCCTTCTGAGATCAATCTCTCAAGTTGTTTGGATGGTGTGGACATTGACACGAATCCTTGCCCAAAGGGGACCATGTTGATCCCATCAGATGCAAGGTTGATCACACACTGTGATGAGTTGAATCTGTCAAAGGCAATGCACTCAATGTTGAATCTGGATGCAAGTGGATCAGGATCATGTTTGACTTGTCCATCTTGGATGTGGTATCCAGTGACAAACCTCCTGATTGAATCATAGTCTGTCACATTGCCCTCTGTGATGAAGACATTTGGAAGGGATGCAAATTCTTGATAGATCCTTGATCCAGATGACTGAAGACGTTTGTTGACTGTCTCTTCAGGTATCCAATAGAAGGACCGTGTGACATATCCTCCCTCATTGGGCCAGACCAAAGTCAATGCAGTGATGTCTGAGACTGATGCAAGATCCAGTCCTCCCCAACACTTCACTTGTGGATCAGGTTGGATGTCTGTCTGATCTGCCATCACAGTCTCATCTGAGATCCATGTTGCAGAAGAGGACACCCACTCATTCATGTGTTTGGTCCTGAAGTTGACCAACATTGAACCTCCATAGTTTTGAGACTGCCTCAACTCCTTCTCAATATATGAGGAAGGAAGTGTGACATCCAGAGATGGATTGGACTTGATCCAGACTGAAGGATCTGTGAAGTCATCCTCTTCATCCAGAGTGTAGATCAGTGCAAACAGACTGTCATCTTGTGTCTTCCCTTCCAAGACATCACAAGTGGATCTCATCATCTGAAAACAAGGACCTCCAATGTTGAATCCTGCAGTGGTGATGATTGCAATCAGGGGAGATGTTCTTGCCCCAGTTGCACTCTTGAGGACATTCAGGAGATCTGCATCTTTGTGTGCATGGAACTCATCCAGAACTGCACAATGAACATTGAGTCCATCTGCACTCTTGGCATCTGAGGACAGTGGTTCTGCCTTTGAATTGGTTGAAGGGACAGAGAGATTGTTCCTCAGGATCTTGATCCTCTTCTTGAGGTGTGGAGATGACATGACCATCCTTGTGGCCTCATCATGACAGATTTTTGCCTGATCTCTCTTGGTTGCTCCCCAGACTACTTCAGACGCTTGTTCTCCATCAAAGTCAAGGAGTGCAAGTCCTATCCCTGCAAGGAGTTGTGTCTTCCCATTCTTCCTCCCAACCTGACAATATAAAGTGGAGAACCTTCTTGATCCATCATCCTTCTTCCATCCAAAGATTGATGCAACTGCAAACTTCTGCCAAGGAAGGAGAAGGAATCTCTGACCTGCCCACTTGCCTTTGGTATGGTAGAGGAATCTCTCAAAGAATTGGATGAATCTGTCTGCATCTTGATCATCAAACCAGAGTCCACGAGTGTGCCCATCCTGAAGATCATCCAGATGTCTTTGACATGCAAGGTTGATCCACTTGGATGCAGTGATCTTCCCACTGATCACATCATGTGCATAGTCATTCCAATCTGTCATCAACCACTTGAGGCAGTTTTGAGTGTGAGATATGGATCATCTTGATCCTTCTTGATATTTGAGAAGGACATCAACTTCTCTCTGTCTGCAGGAGACAGTCCCAACTTTGCTGAAAGTGTGAGGACATTCTTGACTGCACGTTCAAATGCAGTGAAGGTGCCAGTGATATTTGTTGCACCAGAGTCAAACTCCTGCACAACATCATCCAGATCCTTGATCTCATTTGATGCCTGAACCATGATGTCAATGTTCTTTGCCAGAACAGACAACAACATTGCATCCACCTGATAGAGGACAGATGCCTCATTCAGATGATCAATTGTCAGATCATAGAAGTGACGTGCATTCTCATTGAGGTCAATGATTGGATCTGGGAAGTCAGATCTGTCAACTGTTGACTCCTTTGGAGTGATGTCCCTATCTGATCGGAGGGTTCCTTGAATTGCTTTGAGTGCTTTGCTTTTGGCCATGATCAGTCTTTGTCCCAATAGTCTTCCCAGTCATATGATCCCCCAGTGTCTTCATGTTCACAGATCTCCAGTTCCAACTCATCCAACTTCTTGTGATGTGCGAGTTCCCAAACAAGATCAGTGATGTCTTCTCCTTGATACATGAACTTCAGAAGGACCACATCTGAGGGAGTTGCAGGAAGACCTGATCCATCAGAATAGTAGGTGACTTCTTCCTCTCCTGCATCATATTCATATTGCACCTCAATTGGTTCTGTGAGTGATATGTCCCAGTCCCATGTCTTCATGACTCCCCCTTCAAATTGTTGACATCAAAAAGAGTTCTCTCCTCGACGTTCCTTGAGATCTTAGATCTGTGATGTTGAACACCCCTTCCCCCTCCAGAATGTCCCTCAGATCCACTCTTGGAATTGTGGCATGAATCACACAGTGGTTGAAGGTTGGTTGGATCAAAGAATGCTCCACCTTGTCTCACTGGGATGATGTGGTCAATGACTCTGGCAGGAGTGATCCTCCCAGAGTCCTGACAACTATGACACAAGGGAGTCTGTTCAAGAATGTTCAGTCTTGTCAGTCTCCATCTTTTGGATTTGTACCTTCGATCATATGCATGAGGAGATCTCCCTTTGGAAGAGTCTTGATCCTTGAGTGATTGTGTCACCCAAGGTCTCTGTGGAGATTTCCAGTTGAATGAAGGCATTGGATGCAATTTCGGACATTTTACTCTGAAATTTGCTCAATGTCTGAAACGTGGGGAGAAGTCTTTGTGTGGGTGCAAATGGTAGAGAATATCCACCTGACTGGGGAGAACTGATCTCTGCATGTTCCATGACCTCTGTGCCCCCAATGGGGCACTCAGGGAAGTTCCTTGGTCAAGGATGATCCTTGGGTTCCTGAGAAGCAGGGCGAAGTTCGGTCTCACCTAAATACCAAACAAGAGATGTCTGAAACGTGGTTGAAACTTACTTCTGAATTTGTTTGATCATTGATCCATTCTTGTTGCCCTCATTGTCAAAGGAGATCACAACCTTGAACTCAACCTCACCATCTTCATTCAACCAATTGGGATGGACCTCAAAGGGAAGGTGAACAGTTGGAAGGAATCCCATCTGAGTCATCCCCTTGTCTTGTCCTTTGACCTCAATGGTCTCTGTGGATCTGTCATCTGAAGTGATCACTGGATCTTCAACACTTGACATGACTGCCTCCATCAATTCAAGATCTGGGATTGTCACCTTTGCAGGATCAATGACAACTTGATCTGGGACCACTCCAGTCCTGATCCAAGTGTCAATGACAGACTCTTCAAGTTGAACCTGATGAGAATCCATCTTCAGTCTTGCCAGTTGAAGATCTCTCTGCAGTTGAACATTCTTCTCATCCATTTTCTGAATCTTCTTGAGTGTGTCCAACTTGATGTCTGCAATCCATCTCTCTGCTTCTTTTTGAGTGATGTCTCCTGCTTTGAATTTGGCAACCACATCCTTGATGTTTGTCTGTTCATAGGGTGACTCAAACTGCTTTGGATCTTCTGGAGTTGGTTCCCAATCCTCGTGAGGTCCTTCTTCAGACATCTTCTTGAGGTGTCTCCACATGTTGTGGGAATTTTCTGCTCTTGGATCAGGTTCCCCAGTGGCCTCATCCCATTCAAAGACTGCCTCCTCAATCATCATGATTGCCTCCTCACAGTTGTGTCCTCCCCATCTGCCATCATAAACATTCAGCAATGGGAATCCTCCATCTATATACTGAGGACCAACAATTCCATCATCATCCTTGCCTTTTGCATAGAACATGAATGCAGTTGGATAGTTGGTGCCCATCCAATCATTGATCTCATCAGCATCCCAATAGGTGCATGTTGAGACCTGATGTCTTGGAGTGTCTCCCATCCTATTGATCACCCACAGATCTTCTCTTGCTCCATCATATTCATTCCAGTTCTTGATCCCAATCATTGTCATGAAGTCAGGGTGAAGATCAATTCCTCTGACAGTTGAATTGGGACAAACAACACAAAGTCCAAGATCAAATGCCTCCCTGAAGTGGTGACTGAAAATTGAATAGTTAAGTTTTTCCAATTCATCTGTGACATTCCTGATGAAGGAATTGGTGACTGGTCTGTATCCATCTCTTGCCTTTGCTTTGATAGTCTCATCTTCTGAGTGGAGGTCTGCATATGATGGGGACTTTGACAGACAGACATTGTTCCAAGTTTGACGAGTCTTGCCAGTTGCATTGGTGATCCCTTCCCAATCCCAGTTGAGTTGTTCCCTCATGATCTGCACCAAATTCAGTGCCCACATCCTCCTGACATTGAACTGCATCTTGTTCCACTCTTCCAGATCCAACACTCTTGGTGCAGAATCAAATGGTGACTTGTATGTCTTTGGGATTGTTAATGCTTGGACATGAGTGTTCTGTTGGTTCTTGATTGCCTCAGTGACCTTGATGTTCTGTGATTTGCTCATTTTTCGCTCCTGATAGTAGGGTGCAAATATGGTGGAAAACCTCCCTCAAAACAAGTCAGATTCACAACTTCGGGGATATTGTGTGGAAAACTGCCTCTCAAAACATGCTTCAAACGCTTTTATTTACCCTTAGATTTGCTCCCAAGATGTTTTTAATCTTTCGTTGAACAAATGATCTGAAAGTAGCTAATAACACGTTAAATGAATAAACAATGAGCATACCAAGAACGCAAGTCTTTGACACTCTGCTGACAACTTCTGAAGTTGCAGAGATCTTGAAGGTCACTCCTGCAACTGTCAGGAATATGATCAAGAGAGGAGACATCACAGACTGCATCCAACTTAACAAAGGGGGAAGAATACTCTACCGAGTACCAATGAACTCCCTCAGGTCTTTAATGGGCAATGATCTGCCCCAGAATGAAAGCAGATCAGTATTTTCAAATCTCTCATAAAATGAGTATAATGACACAAGGGTTCTTGCCCTTCAATTTTGGCATTCAAACGAATGCAGACGGCACATGTTCAACTCCAACTCCTCACACGGAGGATCTAACTCCATTCTTCCCTGATATTAAAGGAAGAAGGATCTGGAACAAAAAACACCCAGAGATTGCAAACTATCCTGAAGCAATTGCATACTGTGTGGACAAATACTGTGATGAACATGCAGTCCCAGTGACATGGTTCATAGTTTCCAAACTGCTGAAGGCAGAAGGATTCCCAAAGATGAACAAGGGCAACATCACCAATGCCATCAACATGGGCCTGATCACAAGAGTGGCGATCAAGGACTTCCAGAAGTCTAAAAGAGGGGAGCAACTTCTTGCCTCTAATGAGTTGGGAGAAAACGTCAACAACATGATCTGGGACTTCACCAATTGGTTTGAAGACATAGACGATGGAACAGAGACTCCATTCAGATGGAATGAACACCGTGAGGTCTTCATGAACAACCTTCTGAGGAGTGTCAAACAACGTGGATTCTTCAAAACCAAAGTACACTGTCACCCAAATGTTGGACTTCCGTTCTAATGAGTGGAGTGTTTCACTACGCACTCCCCTCTGACAAGGTTCAGAACAGTGCATTTGACAACTACCTCAACAAGGTCTGTGATGCATCTGGCATCCTTAAGGCCGAGTTGATCGGTCATGGAAGAAGACGTGAGGTTGTAGATCTACGACATCTCATGATGACCATTGCATATCATGAATTTGGACTCACAGTGAAGACTGTGGGGAAGATGTTCAACCGAGATCACTCATCTGTTGTCCATGCAAAGGACAAGATGAAGATTCTCCTGAGCAATCCCAAAGTCCTAAAACAAACACCTTTCCTGCACCAGTGTGTCCTCATTGCAGATCAGGAAATTTTCAACATCTGGGGACACAATTTTAACACAATAAACACATGGCTTATACAGAAAAAGTGACATTTGAGATTGACCTCTCAAAGATCGACAAGAGTGCAATCAAGGAGGTTGCAAGTGGCAAATGGATGAAGGTGACTCTGGTCCCAACTCCAGACAACCAGTACAATGAATATCTGGTCTCTCAATATATAGGGAAGGGACAGAGTGGAGTCATCCTTGGCAATGGTAACGACATGAGCACGGTGATGGACAAGATCAATGGGAACTCCAAACCAGTCCAACTGGAGGAATCCTCAGACGCTCCTCTCCCCTTCTAATGTAGAGGATGCACCACATATCAGGACACAGAGTGTCCACAATCCATTCATTTTGATAGGGGCCATTGCACTATGGTAGTGGCCCCTTTTTTAGGCCTTAACAATTTATGATCCCACCAATACCAACCAACAAAAAAATCCCAATCTTCAGACCTGAAGAGAGATCCTTGGAGTTGGACCTTGTCAGAAGGAACAACGTCAAAGGAGGGGTGTCCACTGGCTTTGAACGCTTAGATCCATTCTTCACGGTCAAACGTGGCTTCCCCTTATTTATAGCAGGAGCACCCCATCATGGCAAGAGTCAATTTGTCAAGCAACTTCTGGTGAACCTTTCGAAGATTCATGGATATAGACATGCCATCTATCTGGGGGAAGAAGGTTCCATTGAAGACATTGTCATTGAGTTGGCTGAGATCTACACTGGGAAGAAGATCCTCCTGCATGATGACAGAGGCAACAAGATTGAGGATGCCCTTCCAGAAGAGGAGTTCCAAGAGGTCCAGAGATGGATCAACAAACACTTCTGGATCATCTCCCCAGATGATGCAGACATTGGTTCCTTTGACGTTCGGATCTTCTATCAGTGGGTGGATGCATATGAGAAGGAATATGAGATGAAGTTTGACACAACTGTCATTGATCCTTGGAATGACCTCTCCATGAATCTGAACAGTCAAGGAGGCAGGGAGGATCTATTCCTTGCAGATGCCCTCAAACACGTGAGGGATCAGTCAAGGCAGAGACATAGGACAGACATCATCATCACCCACATATCTGCCCCATATGCCAAACACAGATCCCAGAAGGGTGTCAGGTTTGCATCCCCTGCAGAACCCTATGAGATTGCAGGAGGACAAACTTGGTACAGACGTGCCTTCACAATGATCTTGGTATATAGACCGCCATCTCCAGATCAACTGAAATTTGGCAAGGTATTGATTGACACGAATGCAGGAGAGACATGGCTTGTCATCCAGAAGTCCAAACCAAAGGGAGTTGGGAAGTTGGGGAGAGTGACTCTGTACTACAACAAGAAGACCAACAACTACCAAGAGGAGACACTGGATGAAGACGAACAATAGAAGTCTGAAGGTGGGAGACTTCCATCCAACACATCAATGGAATCCACTTGACCTCATATACATCAGGTCTCAGTGCCATGTGGGAATGATCAGACTGGAGAATGCAGTCAGTGCACTGGAGGACTCAGGGCAGGAGATAAACAATTCACAACGTAAACACACGGAGGAGTTGATTGAGACATTGCACCATGCCATGATTGCACTTCAGGATCTGGAAGGTGAGAGGAACATCTGCAACCACAACTCCATTCTGGAGAGAGTTGCACACACAAAGACAATGATCCAAAGGGATGAGTGTCAGAAGGAAATTGAAAAACTAAAAACAGAAGGAGAATCACTCAGATCCTCCATTGCAAAATTTATGAGATAACATGAAATTAAACGAGACAGAGAGAGAACAACTCAGAAAACTGTTCAACACAAACGGACTCTCAAAGGATGACATCTTTGTTCACAAGAACTTCACGATCATCAAGAGGGCAGGGATTGAAAAGATCCAATTCAAGAACCAGATCAAGGTTGAGTTTGACATCATCAAATGCGAACCTGAATTTGTAGTGATGAAGGCACTTGCCTTCAGGACAGATCATGATGGGGATGACTATTCAATTGAGACATTTGGATCTGCCACACCCCAGAACTGCATGTCCAAGCACCTTGTGGAGATGGCTGAAAAACGTGCCCTCTCAAGGGCCATCCTGAAGGTGACAAACATGTATGAACATGGAGTCTTTGGAGAAGACGAGGATGTCCACAGATCCTGATTGGATTGATGACATCTTTGAGGAGTTGGAGGATCGGGTGCCTGAGGGCATCCGTTTCCGTTTGGATGAACTTCTGGATCAGATCTACATTGAAGATGAGAGAGACTTCCTGCATCTTCTACAAAGGATCTACTCTCCTGATCTAACCTCTCAGGGAGTCACAGATCTGTTCAGGGAACTCAATGACAGAAGAGTCCCAGTGAGGGATCAATATGCCCCAAGACAGAAGGATCTTGCAGAGTGGATCAGGTCCTTCTGCTTCACAGATTGAGAGACTTCAACAACTGCATCCCTGCCACTTTGCTCATCTCAGATTGTGAGATGTCCAGATACTTCAGGAAGGCACCTTCTGAATTGTGTCCAGTGAGTGACATGAGTTGACCGTTTGACAACTTCCCTCTCTTGTAGAGATTGGTTGCAAATGTTCTCCTTGCAGTGTGGTTTGAGACAAGTTCATGCAATGGGACTCTTGAGATCTTCCCTGCATCAGACATCTTCCCTGACATCTGATCAATCATTCTGTCCAATCCGACAATCTCACATGCCTCCTTGATCTTCTTGTTCATCTGTTGTTCTGCACTCACTTCAGGAAGGTCTCCCTGCCACTTGGTGATCACCTTGCAGAGTTCAGGCATGACTGGAATGGTCACCTCATCTTTGGTCTTGTCCTGCACAAAAGTCAAGAACCTTGGACACTTCCCTCCACTCTGCTTCCATGCATCCTTGATGACCTCTGGCATCCTCTTCAGATCTGAGATCCTGACACCAGTCCAACATGCCACAAGGAAGTGATCCCTGCACTGGTTCAGGGCAGTCTTCTCAATGTCAAATCTGTTCTTCCCAGAGAAGTCATGATCTGCAAGGATCTGCAACTCCTCCTCTGTGAGAGTTGGCTTCCTGACCTTGATCTCCTTTGGGAGGAAGGCCTTTGTTTGCCACTGCTTATTGGAGTGCACTTCTCTGAGATATGACTCCTTCATCCACGTCTTGAGGACTGCCTGATCTTTGGCAATGGTGTTGACACCAAGTCCTTGATCCCCTCTGTACTTCTTGTACTGCTCCAAGAACCTTGAGTCAATCTCTTCAAACCTGATCTCCCTGCCCCACACCTTCTTGGAGAAGGCATC